ACCTCCAAACGCTCTGCCGGCCGTGCAACAGCCGCAAGGGTGCCAGGTGAGCGAGCGGAGCAGCCGGCCGTTCTGGCTGGGCAAGGACGAGCGGAAGTGGGACCACTTCCGCGTGCACGTCGATGCGCTGAGGCGCCGGTGCATGGGCCCTCACGAGTTGGCCGTGTACTGCGCCCTCATCGCACACGCCGAAGCGGCCACGGGTGAGGCGCACCCTTCGGAGGAAACCATCGGCTCGTACTTCGGTGCGTCGCCGAGACGCGTGCGGGATGCGGTCCGGTGGCTCGAAGAGAACGGGTGGATTCGGGTCGACCGGAGGCTCGGCAAGGCATCGCAGTACGTCGTGCTGCCGCCACCGAAAGTCGTCGACACCCCGGCACAGTCTGCCGGGGTAGGCGTGGAGACCCCGGCACAGATTTCCGCGCACCCCGGCACAGATTTCCGCGCACCCCGGCACAGATTTCCGCGCACCCCGGCACAGATTTCCGCCGAACTAGAAGTAGAACCATCTAACGAGAACCAAGAACGAGAGAAAGAAACGTCCGTCGTCTTCGACGCCGACGTGGAACGCCTCTGCATCCTCCTGGCCGATCTCGTCGAAGCGAACGGATCGAAGCGACCGAAGATCACCCACCGCTGGCTGCAGGAGTGCGACCGTCTTCTGCGTCTCGACGGCAAGACTCCCGAGCAGGTCGAGCGCGCCATCCGCTGGTGCCAGGCGAGCGCCTTCTGGCGAGCGAACATCCTCTCGATGCCGAAGCTGCGCGAGAAGTTCGAGACACTCCGGTTGCAGGCGAAGGCCGAGCGCGAGCAGCGCGGTAACGGCGCGCCGGCCCCCCGGCTCGCGACCACCGAGGGCTGGGTGCCCCGCGACGCGCCCGAGGGCGTGGTGACACTCTGAGATGGGCGACGACCCCGCCCCCGTGGGCAAGCTGCTGGGAGAGGCGCGCAGGCGGCTCGAATCCGCGGTCGCGTCGGCACCCGAGCCGAAGGTGGTCCCCGTCGCAAAGGACCTCGGCCCCGACGAGATCGCACGATTGCGCCACCAGGGCGTGCAGGAGGCCCGGGAACTGGCCTGGGGGGCGGAAGTACCGTCCCGGTTCCGTGCGGCCCGCCTGAGCGATTTCACGGGGCAATCAGGCCAGGCCCTCACGACGTGGGCCGAGGGGCCGACACACGGGAACCTCGTGGTGCTCGGACCTGGAGGCGCAGGGTTATCCCATGCGGCGGCGGCGGCATGCCGTCCCGCGTTCGAACGGGGCCTGGAGGTGATGTTCGCACCGGTGGTGGAGGCGCTGGACCACCTGAAGCCGGGAGGCCGGGACCGGTTCATGGAGGAGCTGTGCCTGGTGGACCGGCTGATCCTCGACGACATCGGGGCCGAGCGACGGACCGACTGGTCGGTGGAGCGGCTGTACGTGCTGGTGAACAACCGGTGGAACGAGGAGCGCCCCATGGTGGCGACGTCCAACCTCGACGGCCCCGCCCTGGAGGCGCACCTGGGGACGCGCACGTTCTCGCGCCTGGTGGGGAGCGAGGCGGTGACGGTGCTGCTGACGGGGGACGACCGAAGGAGGAAGCGATGAAGTACGACGAGGTGACGTTGGCGCTGGCCGTGATGGTGGCGGACGCGCACACGAAGCGGGAGGACCCGACCCCTCCCGAGGCGGTGAGGGTGCTGCTGACGGCGAGCGAACGGGCCGACTTGCTGGAAAAGCGGGCCTGGGCGTTGCAGGAGTTGCTGAGGGAATTCCTGTCGACAGGCGAGAACACCGTCGGCAGATTGGACCACCACTACGCCATCACCGGGACCGGTGGTGGCCCTGGCTCCGGTGAGGAGTGGTGGGGCTGCAGCGCTTGTGGCAAGGGCTGGCCCTGCCTGTACGACCGGGCCCGCCAGGTGTTGGCACTGTGCGAGGAGATGGACCGGTGAGGGAACGTCTGGCGGAGTGGCTGCGGCTGTGGGCCGACCGTATCCACCATCCGAGTGCTCCGAAGATGATCGGGTGGTCGTTCACGTTCGAGCGAGGTGAGGGCATCGTCTTCCACCCGGATCGACGTGGCTGCCCACTCGCGTACCTGGGCGCTCGGGAGTACGAGCGGGCTCACACCGGAGCGGAGCGGCCACGAGAGAAAGGGCAGTGGTAGCCGTGAGGAAGATACCGACCCTGTACGTCAGGGACGAGAGGACGCACGGTGTGGTCGACACGGTGACCGAAGGCTGCGAGTGGGTGCTCGCAGGCGAAGGTGTCGCCACGCGGAAGTTCGACGGCGCGTGCGCCATGGTGCTCGGCGGGGTGCTCTGGAAGCGCCGCGAGTTGAAGGACGGGCAGGTCGTGCCCGACGACTTCGTGCAGGTCGATCACGACGAGAGGACCCTCAAGCGTTTCGGCTGGGTCCGTGTCGACCCGGTGGAACCCGAGGACCGGTGGTTCCGCGACGCGGTCAGACCGCATCTCGTCGGTTCCTGCGGGCTGCCGGACGGCACCTACGAACTGGTCGGCCCCAAGGTCAACGGGAACCCCGAGCGCTTCGAGTCCCATCGCCTCATTCGGCATGGCATGACGATGGTCATGACGACAGTCAGCGCCATCCCGCTCCATTTCGAGGGGCTGCGCGCCTTCATGGCCGACGTCGAGCACGAGGGGATCGTCTGGTGGCGTGACCCGTGCGACCCCCATTGCGACAAGGCGAAGCTCAAGAGACGGGACTTCCGGTGAGCGACGGCATCAAGGTGCTGACGCTGTGGCAGCCGTGGGCCACGCTGATCGCCGAAGGCGTGAAGACCATCGAGACGCGCTCTTGGAGGACCAACCATCGAGGCCCGCTCGCGATCCATGCCGCACGGTCCACTGGGTCTCAGCTCCGGGCGACATACACGGAGGAACCCTGTGACTGCGGAGAGACCGACTGCGGTCACAGCGACATGCTCACCGACGATGCCGCGGCTCGGGCGTCCGCTCTCGGGAGCCGCGGCTGGTGGCCTTCCTGCGGCGTGAACGAGTTACCCAGTCGGGGAGGGAAGCGGCTTCCCTTCGGCACCATCGTCGCCACCTGCACGTTGGCCGACTGCGTACCGATCTCGGATAGGTGGTCGGCCGCGCATCTCGGTTCCCATGGTGGGGTGAGAAGCCCGACCAAACCAGGCCGGGCGCTGCTGCTCCGCTCGGCTCGCATATTCGGCGGCGAGCGCGATGGCCTGTGGCTGGTCAATTCCGATGGTGAGCGAGGCTGGGTAGAGGATCACGATCTCGCCGACCAACTTCCCTACGGCGACTTCACGCCGGGCAGATGGGCGTGGCTTCTGGCCGACGTCGAACCCGTCGACCCCCCCGTCCCCTTCGTCGGCGGGCAGGGACTCACGAAGACGTGGGAGCGCGCGTGACCATCCACCAAATCTCCACCCAACCATGGTTCGCTTGTACCCATGGCAGCCGCAACCGCAGAACAGGAGACGCTCGACTCCACCGAGCGCGAGCCCTGCACCGCGTGCACCAGGGGCTGGCGTCGGGTGTCGGAGCAGTGGGCGATGCAGCAGGCCGAGGTCGTGCTCGACGACGGCACGAAGGCGTACGACGCGGAACGCCTCGCCGCCTATCGCGCCTGCGTCTACCCCTGCAAGGACTGCAAGCCCAACCTGTTCTACCGCTGGGCCGGGAAGCACTTCGACCCGGAGCACGACCCGAGCAACTGCACGGAGTGCATCGGACGTGCGGCCAAGGGCGCGGCGCGTCGTCGGGCGCTGCCGCAGTTGCCGGAGCGCAGGGACCTCGACTGAGCGAGGGGCTGTGACAGCGGTCTGGGAGGACACACGCTGCGGCGCGTGCGGTGGCTCCTTCACCGAGGAGGAGTGGGACACGAGGCACAGCCGGGGCCTGGACGACCTGCACGCCGAGTGCTGCAAGGGCTGCATGGTGGACTTCACAGAGCCGTTCGTCGGGCCCGTCGCCTTCGGGTTCGAGTCATGGAGACGTGTGCCATTGTCCGGCCCGCTCGCAGGTCATGACTTCCACTTCCTCGCGCACCCCGAGTGGTCGTTGTGATCCGCTCGGCAGGCAGGCAGAAGAACGGAAGACCCGTCGTGGCGCTCGGCCTGGAACCGCAGAACCTGTCCCGGCTCCGCGAGGGGCAGCCCATCGTCGTGAACCTGCGGAACCTCGACCCGGACGGTCCGCCCGTGAACGAACTGCCCGATCTCGATGTGCTCATCTACTTCGCCGGCAAGGACGAGAATCGCATCATCGCCCAGGTGTTCGGCCGGTGAGGATCCCCCGTCACCCCCGGTGGCTCCATCGAGTCTACGCCCTGCTCAATGGCTACTTCTGGCTCCCCTGCCCCGTGTGCGGGCGCAAGTTCGGTGGGCACGAGTGGGGCACGTACGGGCACGAGCGCATCCCGCTCCCCACCAAGCCGTCGTCACAGGTCGGCGTCTGCCCCTGGTGCGCACCGACCGCCCGCCGGGCGCACGAGGCGGTCACCGGTGTCCGGGGTGCGAACTGGCTGGCGCTGCGGTGAAACGCTCCCCGCTCCCCCCACGCCGCACCCCGCTGCGGTCGTTGCCGCCCTGTCTGGGCCAACCCAACCATGAGATCGCATCCGGTTTCTGCACACGCTGCGGGCTGGTGGTGCCCAAGCGGAAGAAGCGGTCGAACCGAAGGCACCGGCAGGGGTCGGAGGGTGCCTGGCAGCGGGCGAAGAAGCGGGTCAGGGAACGGTCGGGCGGCGCATGCGAGGCACGGGTCGAAGGCGTCTGCACCGGTCGGCACGAGCACACGCACCACGTGAAACTGCGCTCACGCGGCGGGAGCGACGACCCGTCCAACCTCAAGGGCGTCTGCAATGCGTGCCACCGGTACATCCACGACAACTCTCTGATCGCGACCGAGCTGGGGCTGATGCGCTGATGGCGCTCGGGAGCGACTGCCCCTCGGCCAAGCTGCACTTTGCAACGCAGGGAGCGAAGCGGGTCGAGACGCTGACCACCTGACCATGCTACGGTAGACGGTGCCGACTTCCCCCAGGAGGACACAAGTGACCGACACCGCGACGGCCCCCGAGGCAAGCGTTCTCACCCCGTTCGACGGGACACCCGTCCTGGCCGCGGGGATGGAGATACCGGGAGCCGCCGGCGGGCTCCGTGAGGCCCTGCGCATCGCGCCCGAGGAGTTCCACAAGGGCGAGGAGCGCTACGTCGTCCTCAAGGTGGTCATGAAGAAGGTCCGGCACGACCCGCTCCCCAAGACCGAGGCGTGGGAACGGGTGCACATCTTCGAGTGCACGGGGGCGACCTTCGTGGACGGGGACCTCGTGCGGGAGAAGCTGGACGAGCAGGCGGCCCGCATCGAGGCGGCGAGGATCGAGGCCGAGAAGGCCAAGGGGATCGAGCGCCTGCCCTACGACGGCTTCGAGGACGACGTGACGGCGGTGCTGACACGACAGCACGCGTCGGGCGCCCACGCCGACGGGCTGCGCGAGGGGTGCCCCACATGCCAGGAGGAGTTGGACGCACTCGCCGAAGAGGCGGGCGGATGACCATCCTCCGCACCGAGCCGACGTACGACGACCCCGACGTGCTCGACGGCCTGGCCGAGTTGGAAGCGATCCGCGACCGCCGCGCCGCACGCGACGACGAGGAGCACGCCGACCTCGACCGCCGCCTCGCGGTCTTCCTCCGCCTCCGCTCCCGCGTCCCACCGGTCGACTGCTGGGTGCTGGGCCAGCGCTCGGGCATCACCGAAGCCGGGGTGACAGCGGTGCTCAAGAAGGCGAGCGAGAAGCAGGCGCGTTCGGCGTGAAGAGGCCCGAACGCCCGGCGCACCTCCACGAGCGCGAGCGCGCCCTGTGGGACGACGAGGAGTTGCTCGACTCCCTGTTGCGCGGGATGGAGCAGGCGTCGTCGGGCGACCTGCGCGACCGGGGGAGCTTCGCCGAACACGGGCTGGGCTGACCGGTTGCCACTGAGCGCCTGACCGTGGTAGGGTGCGTGCATGGAGACTACGACTGCCGATCTGCCCCTTGTCCTCGTCTGGTCCCGCACCGCGTGGGTCGATCCCTGCGTGCAGGTGCACCGGGCTGGCTGCCCGCATGTCCAGAACTACGAGGGACATTGGAACTGGACCGTCGAGGCGATGCACCTGCCCCGTGAGAACATGGCCCGTATCGCCGAGCGCCGAGCGGCGGACATCGGTGCCCCGTCCGTCGCGTGGGTGGACTGCGCCCTCGGCCTGGCATGACCTGCGACCTCTGCCGAGGCGTCGGCCTCGTCCTCGAATACGTCGGGGACTCCAACGTCGTCCAGGTCATCGACTGCCCCGAGCCGACATGTCCGCACCGCTCGGAGCGACCGGGCGTCGTCCTCCCCGCACAGCGGGTGAGGCGGCTGGACCTGTCGGACGGGGACGTGCTGGTGCTGCGCATGCCGCCGGGCGAGTTTGCGAACCCGGACTTCATGGAGTCGCTCACAGCAGATCTGAGACGGCTGGAGGAGCGCCACGACTGGTCGCTCACGGTGCTCCTCGTGGACCACGGCTGGGAACTGGACCACGCGGACGAGTACACGATGCGTCGTCACGGCTGGGTACGGGCCTGAGTGATATCGGTGTACCACGACGCCAGGAGCTCGCGGTTCCGGTGATCGACTCCTTCGTCGAGCGGGTGATGGACGAGTTCTGCGTCGAGGTCGCCCCCGGTGTGGACGCGTGGATCGTGGAAGAGCCCGGCCAGGTGCAGATTCTCGCCATCCGCGCGCAACGCCAAGGCTCAGGAGCCGTGGGGAGGTGGCTCGACTCCCTCCCCCGAACGCAGGTAGTGGTTATCCCCAACGTCACGAGCGACCGCTTGGCCGGCATGCTCGAACGCCGCGGCTTCCGGCTCGTCCACAGGCTGCACGACTTCCCGGTGATCGGCCTCGACTGGATGCGCGTGTGGGTGCGGCGCTGATGGTCAGGGCGAACAAGGCCGACTCGGCGGCCTACATGCGCGAGTGGCGCGCGGCGAATCCTGCTCTCCAGCAGAAGAACGCTGCTGCCGTCGCGGCCCGCAAGCGGGCTCTCGTCAGGTTGGGGGCCATGTACCCGACGACACTTTGGGCCCTCCTCGACGAGGAACGGGCACTCCGGGGTCTGCCCCCCCTCGGGACCGAGCCGAACGCCCCACGAGCCTCCCGTCCCCCAGCCGAGACCTGATCGCGGTACAGTCGACCGCATGCTGTGCGACGAATCCGAAATATCCGAGCACGGGAAGCCACGGGCGTTACAGGGCGACGCGAGGAACCCCTCGAAGTTCAACGACGAGCGCCGTGCCGCGTACATCGAGCTGCTCAGGACAGGCAAGCGACGGATGAAGGCGTACCGAGCCGTGGGCATCGACCCGAAGACGGCCGAGCGGGCGATGCGCACGGAGACCGGGGCGGAGTCGGCGTTCGGGACAGCCGTGCGAGAGGCCGAGCTGGAGGCCAGCGAAGCAGTCGAGGGGACGCTCTACGAGGTGGCGATCGCCGGCAACGTGAAGGCGATCGAGATGTGGCTCTACAACCGCCTGCCCGACCGCTGGAAGCGCAGCGTGGAGTTGAGCGGTCCGGGAGGCGGGCCGATCCCGCACGAGGTCCGCGTCCAGAACCTGCTCGAAGCTGCTGCGAGCTTCCAGGAGCGCTCGGAAGCGCAGGGCGAGGGGTCGGGGGCCGAAGAGGGGTTGCGGGCCTCAGACGAGGACTGAGGGGCCTCTGACGGCATCCTCGCCCGAATGCAACATTCGATGTGGAGATTCCACAGGCGATGTTGCACTACACCGGACGGAGAACCGTGGCGTGGTGTCCACACACCACCGGTGGCCCGTCGTATCGGCCCGGACTGCGCCGTGTGCGGCGCGAAGGTGGGGAGGTAGCGAGATGGTCGCATCGTTCGCAGTCGGGACAACGGTGCGATGAAGACCTTCACAACAACTGCTGGCGTGGTCGCCGTGCTCACTTCGGCGAGTGAAGTGGTGCTACTGACGATGCGGCTGGGGGCTTCCAAGCGACAGACGATCGTTGTCGCCCTTCGGCTGGGCCTGGTACTGACCGTCGGTATCCACCTTGGCGGGTTGTGGCGATGAACCCCACCCTGACGGCCGACTCGGCCGCGCTGAACGGGCTGGCGACGAGATCGAAGTGCTACCGCTGCCGGAAACGCTTCGACCGACCCCCGGTCCTCCCGGTGCAGCATCCGGTCCCCGGCCGGTTCCGCCCCAGGTTCAACCCCGAGTGGGTCCACCACATGCACGACACCCACGGCATCCCTCCCGAGACCTGGGTCGTGTCCCTCCTGTCCACCGTCTACGGCGAGTGGCCGTGGTACGACGTCGCGGTCGATCTCGCCAGGGAGTCGCGCTCGTGAACCCGCCCATCGTTCAGGTGATGGTGCGAATGCCTTCCGCCCTGCGTGACGAGTTGAAGAAGGTCGCCCGCGACCGCGACCTGACGATGAGCCAGGCCGTTCGACGTGCGGTCCGTCAGTGGCTCGAATACGGCGACATCGGACGTGACGATGGGGGCCGCTCGTGACAATGCTCGTTTCCGGTGCGCTGTGGCTCGTGCTGACAGTCGCGCTGACGGGTCCCACCGGTATCGGTCTCGCCTTGGTAGCCGGGATGTCGTGGGGCTACTGGAACGGGCGGCGGGAGTCGTGAACCCGCCCATCGTCCTCAAGGTGGTCGGCATCCCCGAGACTCAGGGGTCCAAATCGGCGTTCGTCGTCAAGGGCACGAACCGCGCCGTCATCACCGAGGGCCGCGGCACGAGCAGCCCCAAGGCGAGACGGCACAAGGAGTGGCGCTCGGCGGTAGCGGATGCGGCACGCGACTGGCAGGAGGAGCACGGAAGGGGGCAGCTCACCGGTCCGGTTGTGGTGCAGATGGAGTTCTCCCTGCTGAGGCCGCAGTCCGCTCCCAAGACGAGGCGCACCTGGCCCGTCGGTGCACGCTCCGGCGACGTGGACTTACTCGCTCGCGCCTGCCTCGACAGCTTGACCGGCATCGTGTTCGCGGACGACGCTGCGGTGGTGCTGCTGCTCGTGGGCAAGGACTACGGCGATCCTCCGGGTGTGGTTGTGCGGGTGTGGGAGCTGCCCGAGGGCGCGAACGGGGTGCTCGCATCGTGGACGGTCGGATGACCAGCCGACACGACGCGGAACTGGCTGCCTCCCGTGCCTACGCCGACCGGGTCGCGAAGGACCCCGAGATCGCCCGTCGTATCGCCGAGGACCACGCCAGGATGGCTGCCGGAGGCTTCGATCCGGCCGACGAGATTCGCTACGAGGACATGCTGCGCCGCATCGAGGAGTTGCGCCGCCGGATGGAGGACTCGTGACGGTCGACTCCCCTCAGCACCTCTACGTGGCCCGCTGGGGCCTCCAGACGGCAATGGTGTGGGCCACGAGCAGGGACTGGGCGGTGCAGCGTGTGCGGCGGTCCGCATGGGACAGGACGCTGACTCCCGAGCAGGTGAGGGCGCGGTCGACGGTCCTGCACGCCCCCGTCCGCTGCCGCCTGGCACGGGACAACGACGTGAGGGACTGGCTGGTGGCCGGCGGGTCGGTGCAGGCGGTCGAAGGCTGGTTCGGCCTGGACCGGGTGATGGCGCGGCTCGCGTACCGGGGCGTGCGACGCTTGGAGGCGTGAGCCCGGCACGACGACCCGACCCCGGCACGGGCGACCCCATGCGCGACCTCGCCCGGTCGGTGCTGGCGATGCCCCCCGAGCGGTTGAAGGCGTTCACCTCGCAACTGGAACCCGCCGACCTGGAGGTGCTCGAACGGGCGGTGGAGCAGGAGACGGGGCAGGGGTGGCGGTCGAGCCCCGACGCCATGGCGCACCATCTGACGCTGGGCAAGTTCAAGCGCTGGCGGTACGTGCAACTGCTCGGGCAGAAGTTCCGCGACGCCTACGAGGGCACCAGCCGCCGCCAGATTTGGAACCTGGGGGCAAGGTACGGCAAGTCCAGCATCGCCAGCCGATGGGGGCCGACGTGGATGCTCGACGCCGACCCCTCCCGCCGTCTGATCCTCGTCAGCTACGGCGACAAGCTGGCCTACGACAACGCGGTCTTCGTCCGTGACCGCCTGCGCGAGCACAAGGGGGTGCTCCGGGCCGAGTTGCAGCCGGACCGCCAGGCGCAGGGCCGATGGCTGACCACCGAGGGCGGGGGCATCCACGCGGCGGGGATCATGTCGGGCATCACCGGCTTCGGCGGGAGCATCGTGATCGACGACCCCTTCAAGGACTGGCAGCAGGCCCACAGCGAGCACACCCGCGATCTCGTTGAGCACCAGTACCAGTCGGTCGTGCGCCTGCGCCTGGACGACGAGGGACGCGACTTCATTTTGTTGGTGATGACCAGATGGCATGCCGACGACCTCGTGGGGCGCTTCGCCGAACGCATGGAGGACGGCACGGGTGAAGCGTGGGAGATCGTGCGACTACCGACCATCGCCGAACTTCCAGACCCGACAAGCTCGGACCCGATCCTCCGCTTGGCCGACCCCCTGGGGCGCGAGCCGGGAGAGTTGCTCGAACCGGAGCGCTTCGGCGCCGAACAGGTGGCGGCCCGACATCGTGCCCTGTCCAGCTATCTCGTGGCCGGCATGGAGCAGCAGCGCCCGGCCCCGGAGGCGGGGAACGAACTGCTCCGAGAGTGGTTCCGCCTGGAGGACACGCTGCCGACGAAGCCGGACGCCTCCTGCTCATCTTGGGACCTCAAACTCAAGGACCGCGAGGCGGGGGACTACGTCGTGGGCCAGGCGTGGTGGAGGGTGGCCGGGGGCTACTGGTGCACGGACCAGATCAGGGGGCAGTTCGACCACGCGACGACGGCCAACGCGATCGCGCTCCTTGCGGTACGCCATCCCGAGATCAGGACGCACGTGATCGAGGCGGCGGGGAGCGCGGACGAAGTGATCCCCCAGTTGCGCGATGCCAAGCCGACCTACGTCGTGACCGACGAGATGGCGTCGAGGCTGGGCATGAACGAGGAGGAGCGCCGTGCGGTGCAGGCGCTGCGGAGGCGGGGCATGAGCGGGTTGGTGCCCAAGCAGCCGACAGGGGACAAGCGCGTGAGGGCGAGGGCGTACATCGCACCGAACGCGGAGGCGGGGGACGTGCACCTTCCGGCACGTGCGCCCTGGGTGCCGGCGCTGCTGGACGAGCTGGCAGCGTTTCCCAGGGGCAGCTTCGACGACTGTGTGGACGCGATGTCCCAGGCGTTGAAGCGCCTCAGCCAGAGCCCTGCGACGCTCCGCTCGGGCCGGGGGACGATCCCGGTGAACACCGCGGGTGCGAGGAGGCTGCCTCGGGGGGCCGTGCGGATGCCCGGGCTGTGATAGAGTCAGGGGCCTTGCAGGGGGTCCGGGAGCGATCCTGGCTCACTCACCCGGCGACGAGGCTCGGTGTCGATTCGGCGGGCAGGATGCACACTGCGATGCCGAGCCCGTCCGCTCGACTGCGGTAGGCTACGGGGCGTGGCGACGTGCGAGAACTGCTGGGCGGATGCCTTCAAGCGGGTGTATCTACGAGGTGGCTCGCAGGTAGACCACTACCGGGCCTTGCTGGAGGAGCGCAAGGACAACCCCTGCCCCCAGCCACCCACGACAGGACACGAGGACGGGGACGGACCCGACTCCCTCCTCGGCACTCCCCCCGTCGAGGACCACCCCAACTGCCCCGAGCACCTTCGAGGCTGACGATGAGCGTTCGACTTGGAGATCGCGCCTGCTCGAACACCGGATTCGAGGGTGTCGTCGTCGCGAAGTGCACCCCGATCGGGAACCCCGAAACCGCCATCGTCGAGATTCGCTCGGTCTCCGGCGAGGAGCGGTGGTTCGGTGCCGAGCTGTGTCGACACGTGCCTGCCCCCTTGGGCTGGATCGACGAGGGAACCGGGGTCTGACCGACGTGGCCGCTCGCCTCTCCCTCTCCCGAGCCGACGTCGT